CAATCCCGCTGACTTGGGCGGGCTGATCTTGGACGAAAGCAGCGTGATCAAAAACTTTTCGGGCGTCGTCACGCGGCGGCTGATGGAGTTCGGGCGCGGCGTTCATTTCAAGCTGGCCTGCACAGCAACGCCAGCGCCGAACGATCATATGGAGCTAGGTCAGCACTGCCAGTTCCTTGGCGTGATGAATAGCAGCGAAATGCTTTCGCGCTGGTTCCTTGCCGATCAGTCGGAGATGGGCCGCTATCGCTTGAAGCGCCACGCCGTCAACTCGTTCTGGAATTGGGTCGCAAGCTGGGCACGATGTGCGGAAAAGCCATCGGATCTTGGCGGCGATGACACTGGGTATAATCTGCCGCCGCTCAATTTGCAGCGCCACATCGTCAAGACTGACATAGTAGCGGATGCTGGCGATGATGACGGGCAGGGCCGGTTGTTCCGCATTCCGTCCGCGTCGGCAACGTCCATCCCTAACGAAAAGCGCAAGACGGCAAACGACCGCGCGGCCCAGATTGCCGAGCTGGTAAACGCCGAACCGGGCGAGGCTTGGATTATCTGGGTCGATACCGATTACGACGCGGACGCGGTGCGCAAGTTGATCCCCGGCGCAACCGAAGTCCACGGGCGCATGACGCCGGAACAGAAAGAGCAGGGCCTTGCGGACTTTAGCGAGGGCCGAACGCGGGTGCTGATTACAAAGGGCAGCATTGCGGGCTTTGGCCTCAACTGGCAACACTGCGCCCGCGTTGCATTCGTAGGCCTGTCCTACAGCTATGAGGCATTTTACCAGTCGGTGCGGCGCTGCTGGCGCTATGGCCAAACCCGCCCCGTTGAAGTGCATGTTGCCAGCGCCGAAACCGAAGAGGCGATCTGGCAAGCCATCGTTCGCAAGCGCGACGATCACGACGCCATGAAGCTGCATATGCGCGCTGCGATGGCACGCGCAACACAGGAAACCCGATCAACGAAACAAGACTATCAGCCCGCCAAACCGGCGGCGCTTCCCTCTTGGCTGGAGTATGCCGCATGACGAACGTTATTGACCAATCGCACGGCGAAGGATGGGCATTCTACAATGCCGATTGCGTGGACTTTGTCTCTGGTTTGCCTGACAATTCCATTGATTTTTCCGTTTACTCGCCGCCGTTTTCGTCGCTCTACATCTACTCGGAATCAGCGTTCGACATGGGCAATGTCGTTGACGATGCCGAGTTCATTGACCGCTATCGGTTCCTTGTGCGCGAGAAGCTGCGCGTCACTCGGCCCGGTCGCCTGTCTGCGATCCACGTCAAGGACTTGGTCTATTACCAAAACAGCAGTGAGCGCGGGGACGCTGGCCTTCGCCCGTTCTCGGATATGTGCACGCAAGTGCATATCGAGGAAGGCTGGACGTTCCACTGCCGCGTCACAATCTGGCGCGATCCTGTGCTTGAGCGTAGCAAAACCAATGCCCACGGCCTGCTCTGGAAGACATTCCAGAAGGACGCCAGCTTTTGCCGCGTTGGGATGCCTGAATACCTCTTGGTATTCCGCAAGTGGGCACAGCCCGGCGATGAGGCGCTTGTGCGGCCTGTCGAGCACCCCAAAGTGGGCGCATATGCAGATGTGAAGCCGTGGCAGGAATTGGCTTCGCCGGTCTGGAATTATCAGCCTGGGCAGTCTGGCAACGGAGATATGGACTTGCCCGCTACGGACGTTTTGAACGTCAAGATGGCAGCAGATCCCGATGCGGAAAAGCACCTTTGCCCGATGCCGCTCAACATCACCCGCCGCGCGCTCGATCTGTGGACGAACGAGGGTGATACGGTCCTGTCACCTTTTGGCGGAATTGGCAGCGAAGGCGTCGCCGCGATTGGCAAAAAGCGCCGCTACATCGGAACTGAACTGCATCCGATCTATTGGCGGCAGGGGGTCAAGAACCTGCAAAACGCCAAGCCTGAGATGGACGATCTGTTTGCGGGAATTGCGGCATGATGGGCCTGTTTCGCCGCCGACCCACGCCAACCGATGCAGGCCGAGCGCTTGCCGAACTGGCCTGTCTGGACCGCAGAGAGCGTGCCAAAGCCCGTGCCCGCATGATGCGCGCCGATCTTGGGTTGCCGCCGCTGCCAGCATTGGAGCCGCGCGGGTGAGGCCTGAAACCGCCCTGCAGCGCTCTATTAGGCAGTACCTTGCCGTGAAGGGCTATAACACCGTTGCGGTGCCGAATGGATCTGTGCTGGCGGGGGATAGCCGCACGCGGGCGATGCAGATGGCCAGCCTCAAGCGCGATGGACTGACGCCCGGTTTTCCTGACCTGATCGTATACGGCAAGGGCGGGCGGATCGGGCATATCGAGGTTAAGTGCGAAGGCAACTACCAGACCGCATCGCAGAAAGAGTGCGAGCGTTGGCTGACCGAGCTCGGGCAGCTTGTCGCGGTCTGCCGGTCGATTGAGGACGTCGCTGAGACGCTGAACAAGTGGGGATGGGAATGAGTCGCTGGTTCCGTTTTCACGCCCATGCAATGCGCAATCCGAAGGTTGCGCGGCTGTCTGATAAAGAGTTCCGCCTATGGGTTGAACTGCTCACTGTGGCGTGCGAGCGGGACGGGCATATCCCTGCCTTAGATGACCTTAAGCACGTGTTAAAGCGTCGCTTAGACCACCTATCAACGGGCGTTGAACGACTGTTAAGCATGGGTCTTATCGACGCTTTAGCGGATGGCTACGAACCGCACGGATGGGCAAAACATCAATACAAATCAGACAGTTCTACTGAACGCGTCCAGCGCCATCGCGCAAAACGAAACGTTTCGGAAACGCCCCCAGATACAGAGTCAGATACAGAAACAGATACAGAAGTATTAGAGACTAACGTCTCTTGTGCATCTGGCGATGCACTCGGCCTCAAACCCGAGCATGTGGTTGAGGTCTGGAACGAGCACGCGCCGCGCCTTGGCAAGCCTGTCGTGCGCAACCTCACGCCCGAACGCAGGCAACTCCTGAAAGCCCGGATCGGCCAATATGAGCTTACCGATTTTGAGGCGGTGTTCGGAAAGATCGAGAGGTCCGCCTTTCTTCGGGGCGACACGGGATGGCACGGGTGCACGTTCGATTGGGTTTTCAAGAAGGCCAATTTCCAAAAGATCATCGAGGGCAATTATGACCAGTAGCAACCCGCTGCGCCGCGACGCTGCAAACCTCGCGCCGATCCGCCCGCTCAACGGGCACGACATCGTTGCCGAGCGAAACGCCAACATGGCGCGGCAGGATGTCGAATGGGCCGTCAACGCAAATGGCGATGGCATCCACATGCGCCACCGCAATGCGAGCAATGGGCCTTGGCGTGAGTTCAAGCCCGAACCCGGCGAGATGGCAGCAACACAAGCCGTTGTCGCGCGGGCCATCGCTGCGGGGATTAGTCAAGAGCAGTGGAATGACCTTGTGCAGAAGGGCACCATCACACGCGAAGTGCAAAAGACCATGCGCGAGAATGTGGCGTTGCAGGACCGCGCCGCATGACCGACCACGACCTAACCGGCGCATGGTCCCCCACCACAGCTGCGATTCTGCGCGATGCCTGGACCGCACGCCGGGACAACGCAGACCCGCAGCCGATCCGGCAGCACTGGCGCGCTTGGCCGGAACTGCGGGGGTGATCGCGGAACTGATGGCAGCGTAAAAAAACAGGCTGCGTGCATTTTCCATATTGACGGATAGGACATTTGGCCCCATACCGGCTGCACAGCAAGGGGCGCTGCCCCGCCAACAGGAGAATGTAAGATGACCATCGAACAGTTCGTCACCGCCAACCCCGCCCACCCGGTAGCAAAGCGCGTCATCAAGATCATGAGCAAGCCAATCGGCGCAGGCTCAATGGCAACATGGTCGCGCGATGGCGCTTACATTGGCCGCGTTATGCGCGATCTCGCTGAAGGCTCACTTAAGTGAGCTTGGGGGAACAAGGCTGGCGCTTCGTCCTTCGGGGTACCAGCTTTCAATGGGTGCCAGTGCTTAAAACTGGCGACACTGATTGCACCAACATGGAAAACGATGTTTTGCAAAAGCTTGTTGACTTGGTACACAAACCAAAATGACCCCCGCCCAAATCAAAACCATCCGCCAGCAGGCCGGTCTATCCCAGACTGGCCTAGCTCGCGTCCTGCGCATAGCCGATCTGCGCACCATCCGCCGCTGGGAAAAGGGCGATGTGCCGATCAGCGGCCCCGCATCAATCATCATGGAAATGATGGAAGCTGGCGAACTGCCGGAAAGATTTTTTGCGCCCGATGCATTTTCCGATTGACCGGCGGGCAGAATGTCCTCATAAGGGCGTCACACCAAGGGGCACTGCCCCGCCTAACAAAGGAAAACGGAAATGCTGACCATCACCTTCGACCGCCAAGATGCAGACTTTACCCCCAAGGGTAAGCGCACCGCCCGCCAGCCCCGCTTGATTTGAAAGGACCGCACAATGCCCAAATCGAAATGGTACGCGCAAGGACAGTCCGACTGCGCAGACGGCTTTTGCGACCCGCCTTGGAGCAAAGGCCACCGCGACCACGAGCGGTACATGGAAGGCTGGCGCGACCAGGACGCCGAAGAACGACGCATCACCGAGGAGCGCGATCTTTCCGAACACCGCCTCCGCATCAACCGCGGCTGGGACATCTACGATTGGGAATGAGGCGAGATCCAGTTTTGACACCACTTGCCCAACACGCGCAGACAAGGTAGATTGAGGCATGGCTAATGAACCCACGATAATAGACGGCGTGGAATGCTACTTCCGAAATCTGCCCGATCAGCCGGTGCAGTTCACGGTAGTTAAGAACTATCAAACCATTAGCATGACGATTTACGAAGCACGCCTTGCCAGCCAAGAGGGGTTCCATTTTGTGACACCTGCGCTGGCTAAGGCGCTTCTTGCTATGGCAGATTGAGGCATGGCCCTCACACCGAAGCAGGAAGCATTCGCCCGCGCTTACGTGGAAACGGGCAACGCATCCGAAGCATATCGGCAAGCCTACAATGCTAAAAACATGCAACCCAACGCCATTAAGGTCGAGGCATCTCGCTTGCTTGATGACCCTAACGTGACCCTTACCGTGTCTGCGCTGCGTGATGCAGCTAATGAACGGTGCGTAGTTACCGTTCTAAGCCTCACACAGGAGCTTGAAGAGGCAAGGGCACTAGCATTGCAGGAAGCCATGCCTAGCGCTGCTGTAGCGGCTTCTATGGGCAAGGCCAAGCTGCATGGGTTGCTGGTCGATAAGGCGGAACACACCGGCAAGGACGGCGGCGCGATCCAATTGGAGCAGGTGAGAAATGACGCCGACGCTTTCGCCCGCACAGTTGCTAGCCTCGCTGCCCGAGCAGGAACGCGAAGCGCACCTTGAAGCGCTGCCGATCGAGACTAAGGCCGCCCTGCGCTGGCATTGGCCATTCTGGGCACGACCAAACCAGATAGCACCCGATGGCGATTGGCGAACGTGGTTGATCTTGGCAGGGCGCGGCTTCGGCAAGACTGAGGCTGGCGCGCAATGGATACGCCACCGCGTCGAGAACGGCGCTAGGTCGATCGCGCTAGTGGCCGAGACGCAAAAGGACCTTGAAGAGGTGATGGTTGCGCGGCTGCTGAAGATCAGCCCGCCCGACATGATGCCCAAGGTCCGCTACAAGCCCGTCCGCCTGATATGGCCAAACGGCGCGGAGGCTTTGGGTTACAACGGCACCGAGCCAGACCAGCTACGCGGCCCTGAGTTCGATACGGCATGGGTCGATGAGCTTGCGAAGTACCGCTATGCCCGCGAGCTATGGGACATGCTGCAATTCACCATGCGCAGCGGCGATGATCCCCGCGTGCTGGCGACCACTACGCCCCGGCCTATCCCCGTCCTGCGCGAGATCATGGCGAACCCGTCAACGGCCATCACGCGCGGCTCGACGATGGAGAACAAGGACAACCTGGCCGAAGCGTTTATATCCGCCGTCGTCGATAAGTACGCTGGAACCCGGCTTGGACGGCAGGAACTGGACGGCGAGATACTGGACGACGTTCCCGGCGCGCTGTGGACGCGCACAATGGTAGACCGGACGTACTGCGACGTTCTGCCTGAGATGGCGCGTGTGGTGGTCGCCATTGATCCCAGCGGCACGAACGGCGCGGATGATGGGGATGAGGTCGGCATCGTGGTGGCAGGTCGAGGCGTCGATGGGCGCGGGTATGTCATTGAGGACCTGACCTGCAAGCTTTCGCCTGATGCATGGGCTAGGCGGGCCATAGAAGCCTATTACAGGCATAAGGCCGATCGGCTGGTAGCAGAGCGCAACTTTGGCGGCGCGATGGTCGAGAGCGTGGTCAGGACGGCAGACCGCAACGTCTCGTTCAAGGAAGTGACCGCGAGCCGGGGGAAGACCGCACGGGCCGAGCCGATCGCGGCACTGTACGAGCAAGGCCGCGTTTCGCACGTTAGGGGATTGGCGGATCTTGAAGACCAAATGACGCTGATGACGATGGCCGGTTACGCTGGCGAGGGTTCGCCTGATCGCGTGGACGCACTGGTCTGGGCATTAACTGAGGTCATGCTTGCACATCAGGTGGACAAGGCACCGCAGCAGCTTGAAGTGATCCCATGCATCTCGCCTTGGCGGTAACTTGCCCTTAGCAGGACTGCATGGTATGCAAGCGCGCCCAACGTCGCGAGACAGTGGGGCTTAAGGGGTTACGATGGCACCGACTAAAGCCGAGCGGCTCAAAAGCGTTCATGAGCAAGCCTTAACCGGCTTCAATCGCGCGTATGAAGGTTGCGCGGACGAACGCCGCCAAGCTGTCGAGGATCGGCGGTTCTACTCGATCCCTGGCGCGCAATGGGAAGGGCCGTTCCGCGAACTGTTCGCTCGTCGCCCACGGCTTGAGGTGAACAAAGTCCATCTCTCGGTCATGCGGATCATCAACGAATACCGCAACAACCGCATTACCGTTGACTTCACATCCAAGGACGGCACGACAAGCGACAAGCTGGCCGACACTTGTGATGCGCTGTACCGCGCCGACGAACAGGACAGCGGCGCGCAAGAGGCATACGACAACGCATTTGAGGAAGCTGTCGGCGGCGGCTTTGGTGCATGGCGTCTCAGGACCGCATACGAAAACGAATACGACGACGAGGACGAGCGCCAGCGCATCCGCATTGAACCGATCTACGATGCCGATACGAGCGTGTTCTTTGACGCCGACAGCAAGCGCCAGGACAAGTCAGACGCTAAGCATTGCTGGGTTGTCTACTCGGTCACACGCACCGGCTACATGGACGAGTGGGGCGATGATCCCGCAACGTGGCCGAAGGATAGCGAGACGACCCTGTTCGATTGGTCAACGCCGGATGTGGTCTATCTGGCCGAATACTACCGCGTCGAGGAGAAGCGCGAGACCATCCATGTGTTTAAGACCCTGACCGGCGAGGAAGTCCGGTACACCGACGATCAGCTTGAGGATATGTCCGAAAGCGAAGTTGACGGCGATGAGATTGAAGGATCGGTCGATGCTGGCATTGAAATGCTTGCGCTTGAAGGGACCGAGAAGGTCCGCGAAAAGCGTGTGAAGAAGCGCAAAGTCCGCAAGTACATCATGTCCGGCGGCAAGGTGCTAGAGGACTGCGGATACATCGCGGGCAAGTGCATCCCCATCGTCCCGGTCTACGGCAAGCGCTGGTTTGTCGACAACGTCGAGCGGTTCATGGGTCAGGTGCGGCTGGCGAAAGACCCGCAGCGCGTGAAGAACATGCAGCTATCCAAGCTCGCAGAACTGGCCGCGCTGTCGCCGGTTGAAAAGCCCATATTCACGCCGGAACAGATGGCTAGGCATCAGGTGCTTTGGGCCGAAGACAACCTTAAGAACAACCCGTATCTCTTGGTTAACAAGATCGAGGACGCGGCGGGCAACATGCAAGCCGCTGGCCCGCTGGGATACACCAAGCCGCCCGCGATCCCGCCTGCCATGGCCGCGCTGTTGCAGCTTACCGAACAGGACATGGCCGAGATCCTCGGCAGTCAGCAGCAAGCCGATGTGATGCAGCCGAGTATGTCTGGCAAGGCTGTCGAGTTGATCCAGCAGCGCGTCGATATGCAATCGTTCATCTACATGTCGAACTTCGCGAAAGGAATGCAGCGCTGCGGCAAAATTTGGCTCGACATGGCCCGCGAGGTCTACGTCGAGGAAGGCCGCAAGATGAAGGGCATCGGCGAGCAAGGCAGCTCTGAGGCTGTCGTGCTGAACCAGCCTTACATGGATGAGGAAGGCGTCCAGACGTTCAGGAACGACCTGACCGGCGCGGACTTTGATGTTAGCGTAGACGTTGGCCCATCGTTCAATTCACGCCGTGAGAGCATGGTTCGCGGGCTTACCGGCCTGATGCAGATGACGACCGATCCGCAGGACATGGCGATCCTGTCAGCCATGGCGATCATGAACATGGAAGCCGAAGGCCTCGGCGAGATCAAGCAATACTACCGCAAGAAGCTGGTCGGCATGGGCGTGTTGATGCCGAACGACCAGGAGCGCGAGGAAATGGCAGCGGCGGCGGAAGCGGCAGCGCAGCAACAGCAGCCCGATCCGCAGCAAGCCTATCTGCAAGCGGCGGCGCAGAAAGAAATGGCGCTGGCCGAGAAGGCTATTGCTGACACTGAACTATCGCGCGCCAACGCTCGCAAGTCTGAAGCTGATGCGACCGAGACGATGGTCAAGCTAGGCCTCGATGTGGGCGCGGCGATGGAGATCGGAATGCAGCCGCCGCCCGCTGCGTAACTGGGCGTGTATGGGGAGTGCGTATGGCCATTGGCAGGGGCGACCGGCTCAAGTTTGAACGCATATTGCAGCAGGCAGAAGATGGCCTTGGGTTGGAGCGCTTTGAGCCTGTTGACGTTGTTTCGGATGTGCCCGCGCAAGATTGGCGCATGTTAGGCCGCTTAGACAATGGGCGCGAAGTGGCGTGGTACATGCCCGCCGATAAATGGTTTATCACACGCACGGGGAGTGCATCATGACCGATACCGAAGCCGAAACAATCACCAAAGAGCTTGAGCCTGTCATCGAAGGCGACGATCCGGAAGCCGAAGACGCAGACGCGCATGTTGTCGTTACGCTGGGCAATGAGCCTGCGGGTGACGACGACGCGGAACCGCTTGACCTGCCGGATGACGCGCCGAAGTGGGCTAAGCGAACTCGCGAAATTGCAATGGAGCGTTGGCGCGAGAACCGCGACTTGAAGCGCAAGCTGGCGGAGCTTGAAGCTAAGGCCGCGCCTGTCGTAGAAGAGCCGGAGCTTGGCAAAGAGCCGGACCTTGAGGACTTCGACTACGACACCGACGCATTCAAGACCGCATGGCGGGAATGGGACGCGAAGGCCAAAGAGGTCGAGCAACGCAAGGACGCCAAGCGCAAGGAAGCTGAACAAGCGCAGGAAGCATGGCAGGCTAAGCTGAACGGATACGAGGAAGGCAAGAAGCGCCTGCGCGTGACGGACTTCGAAGAGGCCGAGGATCTTGTGCAAGGCCTGTTTGACCAGACGCAGCAGGGCATCATCGTGCATGGCGCGAAGGATGCGGCGGTGCTGGCCTACGCGATCGGCAAGAACCCTGAAAAGGCCAAGGAACTGGCCGCGATCAAAGACCCGATTGCATTCGCGTTCGCGGTTTCCAAACTTGAGGAGCAAGTTAAAGTGTCAACACGCAAACCCACCGCCAAACCCGAAGGCGTGCTGACCTCAACGGCGCGCAATACGTCTGCGATGGACAACCACCTTGAAAAGCTGCGGGCTGATGCCGAGCGCACGGGCGACTACACCAAGGTGTCTGCGTATCGCCGCCAGATGAAGGCTAAGGCGGGGTGACTTGCGCGGGGGGCGGTGAAGTGTTATCGTCCCCCGCAGACCTCGCCAGTCTATAAACAAGGCAGACATAGCGGCTCGCCACCCGGCCCTTAAATATGGGTGAGTTGATCGAGGCAAAGCCTCTCCACTCATCACATATCTGAAGGAACGAACCGTGCCCTTTTCCAAGGAAGAACGCGTCCTTTTTGAGGACGAACTCGCAGGCTTCAACGACCTGATGGTCGAATCCAAAGCCGTCTCTGTTTTCGGTACGAACGGTCAGCTCATGGAGCGCGCCAACGACACCATCTGGCGTCCTGTGCCGTACATCATGGCCTCGCAGACCCGCACCATCGGCACGCCGGTAACCACTCAGGTGGTCAACCAGCTTACCGTGCCGTCGCGCCTGAACATCAACCGCAACGTCACCTGGAGCATGACCGCCCTCGAACTGCGCGATGCCATTCAGGAAGGCAACATCGGTCGTGGTTCACGCCAGCGTGTCGCGTCGGACATCAACACCTCGGTGCGTTCGGTTGCTGCAACGCAGGGCACGCTTGTGGTTCCGATCACTGGCGCTGCTGGCACCTATGACAACGTTGCACTGGCGCAGTCGATCATGGACGAGCAAGGCGTTCCTGCTGAAAACCGTTACATGTTCCTGCCGCCGCGTGAAGCGAACGGCATCGCTGGCAACCTTGCCAACGTGAACCGCTCGTTCGGCAATTCGAAGTCGGACAACGCCTTTGAACGTTCGGAGCTTGGCCAGAATATCGCCAGCTTCGACATTTACCGTTCGGACGGCGCTGTTCGCCAGACCGGTGCCAACCCGACCCCGACCATTGCCACCAACGGCGCGCAGGTACGCTTTGTGCCCCGCACGCTGGACGCCAACGGCAACAACGTTGACAACCGCACGCAGCAGGTAACGGTCACCACCACGGCCAATATCCTCGCTGGCGCGGCGTTCACTGTCGCCGGTCTGGAAAGCGTGCATCAGATCACCAAGACCGCCACGGGTCAGCTTAAGACCTTTCGGGTTATCTCGGTGGACAGCGGCACGACCATGACGATCAGCCCGCCGATGATCGGCGCGAACTCGTCACCGACCGACGTTGAGCGTCAGTACAAGAACATCGAAGTGGTCAGCACCTCGGGCACCGCAGCGATGACCTTCCTGACCCGCAACACGGCCAACCTCTGCCCGTTCTGGCACCGCGACAGCATCCAGCTTCTGCCGGGTCGCTATGCGGTTCCCAACGATCAGGGCGCGGATGTGATGCGCGGCACGACCGATCAGGGCCTTGAACTGGTGATGACCAAGTGGTTCGACACCTCGACGTTTGTGACCCGTTTCACGTTCGACACGTTCTATGGCGTGGTGAACCTGGCACCGGAGATGAACGGCGTAATTCTGTTCGGCCAACCGTGATTTGATGGGGGAGGCTTCGGCTTCCCCCTCTCATAAGGATCAAGACCATGTCTGCATCGCTTCCTGTACTTTCGCCTTCGGTGGTCACGCTCGCTGCTGGCGCGCGTATCGCCTGTTATTCCACCGCGTTCTACACTGTTACGCAGCTTCTCGGGAACGTTCGCGTTCCTCTGTTCGCTGGCGGCGGCGCTTACACTTCGTCCACCTTCGCTTCTGGCGCGGTGATCGAGGTGACCGGCGGCGTCAATTCTCAGGTGTTCTACAACGTCGGCACTGCGGCTATCGTGCCGGAGTTTCCGTTCCAGCCGACCCCCGGTGCTCTGAACGCCACGGGCACGCTGACAGCCGCGCTCATCTTCGGCGGGATCGTCACATCCACCACTGCGGCGGCTGTGACTGCAACGCTCGACACTGGCGCGATTATGGAAGCCGCTGGGACGTTCGCGGTCGGTGACTTCGTCGATTGGTCGGCCATCAACACGGGCGCAACCAACGCCTTTACCGTGACGGCTGCGGCTTCTGGCCACACTGTCGTGGGCGCTGGCGCGGTTGCTCTCAGCACCTCGGGCCGGTTCCGCACGCTCAAGACTGCGGCCAGCACGTTCGTGACCTACCGTCTGTCGTGATGGATAGGGGGCGGGTTTAGGCTCGCCCCCATTTCAAGGGGAGTGCTATGAAAAAGAGCAAGATTGCCAAGGTCATGGGTGAGTACAAGCGTGGCACGCTGAACGCTGGTATCAACCCAAAAGGCCCTGCCAAAGCCCCCAAGGCCAAGAGCCGCAAGCAGGCCATTGCCATTGCAATGAGCGAGGCCGGAAAGGGTAAGCGCAAGTGACCGACTTTCCGGAAATGGTATACCGCGTTCCCGGCCTGCATCGCGGGCAGAACGGCGAGACGTACAGCTATCTCGGCGTCAACGATGCGGCGGAACTGCAAGCAGCGCTGGCGGCTGGCTGGCACCTGACCATGCCTGAAGCCATTGCGGCGGTTAACGCGCAGTCGGTGGTTGCTGAAGTGGTCGAGGCGCAAGAGGCTGTTGATGCGGTGACGGATGAAACCCGCGATGTGCTGGAAGCCAAGGCGAAGGCGCTGGGCGTGTCGTTCAACTCGCGCACAAGTGACGCAAAGCTGATTGAGCGGATCGCGGCTGCATGAGCTACACCATCCGCCAGTTTGTCGAGAGCGCGCTAGAAGAGATCGGCATGGCCGCGTATGTGTTCGACGCAGCGCCTGATCAGCTTTTGAGCGCGGCCAAGCGGCTCAACTCGATGCTGGCGGAATGGAACGCGCGGGGCATCCGCCTCGGCGCAACGCTCTACAGCAACCCGGATAACATTGACTTGGACGCTGACAGCAACGTGCCAGACAACGCCAATGAGGCGATCATCACAAACCTCGCGCTGCGGATCGCGCCGATGTACGGCAAATCACCGATGCCTGCCACGGCCTTGAACGCCAAGCGGGCCTATGACGTGATGCTGCTGGACTTTGCGCAGCCGGTCGAGATGCAGATTGGCGAGATTCCGTCCGGTGCTGGCAACAAGCCTTGGCGCTGGCTTGATCCCTACACGCCGGAGCCGCAGCCTATTTTGACAGATGGCAGTGACAGCCCATTGGAGTTTTCGTGATGCCAACGATCAATCAGCTTTCGGCGGTTGATACCCTGAGTGTTCAGGATCAAGTGCCGATCTACTCGGTGGCACAAGGCGACGGGCGCAAGTTTTCGCTGTCCACGCTGGTTTCGTTCCTATCGACCGCGTTCGCGTCGCTGACTGTTAGCAGCTACGTGCGCCTTCCTGCCGTGGCGGTGTCTGCACTCCCCGCAGCCGCTACGGCAGGAAATGGCGCGCGGGCCACGGTTAGCGATGCGACGGCCACCACGTTTCACGCTGTGGTGGTCGGCGGCGGGGCTAACATGGTGCCGGTTTTCGTTGATAATGGCGTTTGGAGGATCGGTTGATGAGTAGCGTATTTTCGCCCGCGTGGGGTTCGACAATCAGCATCACGAACGACACCACGGCGACGGCTGCGGTTGTTATTCCCAAGCAAGCCAACGCGCTTGTGCTGACCAATACGAGCGCGACGGCCCGCGTTCACGTTCTGCTGACTGATTATGTCAGTGAAGGCGGCGCGCTGCCCACTGGCGAAGTGCCGACCACATCGAACGGCCTGCCGATCCTGCCCAACGACCAGATCATGGTCTACATCGGACCGGGCCTTAGCGTGATCCGCACCATCGCGACGGCGGTTGACGGTGCCATGATCGTGACACCCGGCGACATTTGGTAATGGTTCAAATCCCGATTATCAGCGGGATATACACTGATGGGGCTGCGGATTTTCGCACGTCCTTACCTGTAAACATGCTCCCCGTTCCGAAGGCGCAAGGCATCAGCAGCGGCTATTTGCGGCCCGCTGATGGCATTGTGGCGTTCGGCACAGGTCCGGGCAATGATCGCGGCGGCATCATGTGGAACGGCGTCCACTACCGGGTGATGGGCAGCAAGCTCGTGAGCGTGTCGAGCGCGGGCGCGGTTACGGTTCTGGGCGATGTGGATGACGACGGCCAGCCGGTGACGTTGGACTATGGGTTCGACTATCTCGCCATCGCATCGAACGACAAGCTGTTCTATTGGTCTGGTTCAGCCCTAACCCAAGTCACCGATCCCGACCTCGGCGCGGTCAACGATGTGCTTTGGGTCGATGGGTACTACATGACCACGGACGGCGAGTTTCTCGTTGTCACCGACCTGAATGACCCGTTTGCCGTGAACCCGCTCAAGTACGGATCGTCTGAGGCAGACCCTGACCCGATCATCGCGCTGTTGAAGGTACGGAACGAGGTTGCGGCGCTGAACCGGCACACCATCGAACTGTTCGACAACATCGGCGGTCAGCTTTTCCCGTTCCAGCGGATCGAGGGCGCGCAGATCGAAAAGGGGTGCATCGGCAAGGATGCCTGCTGCATCTATCTGGACGCGATTGCATTCCTTGGCAGCGGGTTCAACGAGGCCCCAGGCGTCTACATCGGTGCCAACGCGACGGCCACCAAGATCAGCACACGCGAGATCGACACGTTGCTGCTTGCCTACACGGAAGCGGAACTAGCCGCGACCGTGATGGAAGCGCGCAACGACAAGGCAAACCAGCTTCTTTACATC